CTTGGAGGTACAACAGGTAATCCGCTTACGGTGCACTGGAACAACCTCATGAATGAATTTTTCTTGAGGTGTGCTTTTCGTGCGCTTGCCATGCGCAGTGGGGAGATGACGAAAGTCCCCCCCGCTGCGTTTGACAAGCACGTTGCGTTATTGGTGTATGGGGATGACAACCTGAACACCATGACTCGTGACGTGAGTGGATTTTACAACTTTAAGTCCGTACAAGGATTCTTCGCGGAACATGGGATTGTCTACACTTCTTCCACGAAGAATGTAGAGCATGAGGTTCCATTTGTCACAGTTGATGAATTGGACTTCCTTTCCCGGAAGACCCGCGTGGACCCCAAGGAAGAACTTGGAGTTGTATACCTGTCGTATCCTTACAAGGAGGATTACAGGTCGTTGGCCTGGCGGTCGACGAAATTGGATGATTCCATGGCATTGGCACAATCGGCTATTGGGATCTTGTATCGCTCAGTAGGGTTGGGCAGTACGGAATGGGAGAAGGAAAGGCATAAGTTGTATCTGGCGTTGAAGGACGTTGGTGTAACTCCTGCACTCCCAGCGTGGGACGATGTTTCACGAAATTTCTATTCCCGTGAATTCAATTATACGTTCGACGATGCGCGTTGGACTATTTTTGATGACTTGAATTCGGTAAAGGATTACAAACTGGTGTGTTACCCATGGAGGGTACCGGTTCGTCTTCCTACGACTCCGTCTTGGCTCTTACCGCAACGGGATGAGTTCAAGACGCAGATGGCGGATTCGTTGACAAACGAGAAAATTGTTGCTCCAGGGACTCCGGCAGAGTCTCTGGCGCCAGCGCAGACGCACCCTCTGCCGTTGACTATGCAAGTGTCGACGGTTGAGGATATGTGTAAGCGGTTGCAACCGATTCAGAATTGGGATGAGGCGAAGGATATTGGGACGTTATGGATGGCCGATGTCTTTTGTCCCCAAGGTGGGTTGGCAGGGAGGTTTACAGCCTCCATGCTCACTTATTATGGGGCGCCATTTCGATACTGGCGCGGCCCCGTGAATCTTATGATTTATGGGGGCGAGGCTGGTGTCGATACGACGTTTTCGTATGAATCGGTGCTTGACATCGCTGATGGGGATACTCTCTTTTCAAGGCAATTGCAACCAAGTGGGTTGGGGGAATGGAACGGCACAATGCCGGTCGTAGTTGGTCAGCCAGCTACAATCCCAACCTTTGTCCAGGTTCCAGGTCAGCATATTGGTCCGAATCAGTTTTTCTTTAATCCTGCGACAAGCGCAGAGGTGTTAGCTGATCCGGATTCAGACCGCTGGGCTGGATCTTGGAAAATTGGTCCCGTTACACCGGGAATGAGAATATACGCATCAGTGGGAGATGGTTTCCGCTTTTGTATGCCGTATCGAATTCCTCCCCGAGCGTGCTATTTCGGTGAGGAGAAATTCGAGAGACAAGGTGCTGTTGGCGCAAAGTTGGCGAGTGGCGTTAGGACAGTTACAGGCGTGTACAGTAATGTGCGCGCGGTAACTGATCGTGCGATAGATGTGGCTGGAAGAGCCGCAGATACTCTCACGAATTATGACACCCCCAACGATGGGTCAAATAGCAAGCCAGTTGAGCCAAGGCAAGGTATTAACATGGCG